AGCCGGGACCAAAATGGGACTCAACCCTTCAGTGGTGATCTTCGATGAACTTGCACAGGCCCGTAACCGTGATCTATACGATGCGCTTGATACGTCAATGGCCGCACGACTGGAGCCGCTGTTCATTGTCATATCAACTCAGTCAAACGATCCTCAACATATCCTCTCACAGCTCATAGACGACGGCTTAAAGACCGGAAAAGACCGGGACGAATCAACCGTATGCCATTTATACGAGATACCCGATAAAGACGACGTTTTTGATCCGAAAAACTGGAAGAAGGCAAATCCGGCTATCGGAGATTTCAGGTCACTGTCCGAAATGAAAACCGCTGCAAAACGGGCGCAAAGAATGCCGACGTTTGAAGCTGCATTCCGAAACCTGTATTGTAACCAGCGGTGTCAAGCAGAATCACCGCTTATCCCACGTGGTGAATGGGTGGCATGTCAAGGAAACGCCCAGATTGAACCAGGCGAAGATATTTATCTTGGGCTTGACCTATCTGGTACGAACGACTTGACGGCGCTTGTGGCTGTATCTGCAAAGAACAAAGACAGAATCAAGGCGTGGTTCTGGAAGCCTAAAGCGACACTGATTGAACATGAAAAGCGGGATCGAGTACCCTACACAGTATGGGAAAAACAGGGTCATATCGAAACAATGCCGGGCCGGTCAATCGAAATGGATTGGGTAGCGGCGCGGATATATCAAGTTGTGAACGATTACAATGTGATTGGCATGGCGTTTGACCGATGGAACATGAAATATTTACTTTCGGCATTACGGAGGCTTAAGATTGAATTTTATAATGACCCAAAGGATGAACCGAGGCCGGGTGCGCTTAGAATCGTGGACTGGGGGCAGGGCACAAAAGGGATGAATGGCGCAATCGTGGCGCTTGAAACGTCAGTATTGAACAGAACCCTTGTTCATGACGGGAATCCAGTGTTAACGTGGAACGTCTCAAACGCTATGGCCGTGACTGATAGGGCAGGCTGGCGAACATTGGATAAAAGCAAGACAAGATTCAGGATTGATGGTGCACAGGCTATGGCGCAGGCAATCGGGCTAAAAAGTCAGGATATGGCCGACGGGCCGCAAGAATCAGTATATGCGACCCGTGGCGTTTTGACATTCGGGAAGATTTAATCAATATCCATTTTCCAAGCCCATCTTTCGCCTCTATGGACTAATTGATTTATTCTTGATGGACTGACGCTGAATTCTTCTGCAAGTTTTTTTTGTGATTCTCCGGATTTCCACCTCTTCCATAGTTCTATTTTTTTGTTTTTATCCCAATGGTTCATGGATATTTTTGATTTTTTTCTGTATAGATTTTCTTGTATGCAATGTTCGGCTGTTTCGCGTAATTTGTGCCGATGATCAGGATTTAAACAACTGAAATAGCGACGTTCGATCATTTCAATAACTTCTTGGGTTTCCATATACATTCCTCCTTAAAACGGCAAATCTTTTTCGGTAAATTCCCGAAATGCAACATGCAGGAATTCTTTTCCGCATGATTTGCATTTCAGATGCTCGCCATATTTTTGATGCTTTTCCATTCTTTCGTGGTCAATATTCCCACAATCAGGGCATCTCAGCTCTTTTTCGGGCCATGTCGCTCCGGCCTGAGCTTCCCCTCCGGCTGTCCTGGTCGGTATATGCCCTTTTTTCGTTTTTATTTTTGCCGCTTCAATTTCCTCATCGGTCATACAATCGGTTAAATCAATCATGTTTTTCATGTCGTTAATCCTTTGTGTTCATGTCGATCAAAGTTACTCCGCGATCAAAATTTGATAACTTGCCATTATATTTATTTATTGCGTTTGCTATGGTGCCATTAGAACACCTGAAAAACTGAGCGGCTTCGTGGTGGCTTCTAAATATAATCCCTCCTTCTTTCCATTTTATTCTTCCGCAGTTACTCTTGCCATAATTTGTCTTTGCGCTTTTATGAATGTTCAACTTGGCTTGACCAATTGATTTAAATTCTTTTATCAACATAGTTTCGATGTAACTTGCATTTTCATGGTCGCAGTAAACAAACACTAAAAAATCAAGTCCATTCCCCTTGCCTCCGATAAAATTATGGGCCGCTTGTCTTTGAATTGGGTTAATTGTTTGCCCAATATAAAAACATTCCCTTGTTTTTGGGTCAATTAATCCATAAATGGCCGTTTTGCCTCTTGGAATCATTTTGTGTCTTTTATTTTGTTTTTAATTAAATCAAGAACTATTCTTTGCATTGGCTTTCCTTCTTTTGCCGCAAGCGCCTTCAGGTCCCTTCTGGTTTCCTCTGGGACGTTCCGAATAATCAATGTTATTAATTTCATTTTACAGTCTCCTTTATAAAATAACATATAACAACGTAATCAAGATGTCAATGATAAACTTGATTAAATATATTTTACTGCTATGTAAATCTTGCGCAATGTAAATCTTGCACTTTATGAAACACTGTGTTAAAGGCGTATCATCCACCAATTTAAAGGCGCAATCATTGGGAATATTCCGAAATTTCAAAACTTGTCTTGTCTCTGCTGCTACTTCAGCCGCGAAATTATTTGACGTTCGTGATTTGCTCGTTTTCGGGGGTCTATCTATGCTTGGATATGGCCTGTATCTCAGGGAGCCGTGGATAGCGTTCTCCGTTTGCGGCGTATTGTCAATGGCGCTCGGACTCGGATGGCTTGCGCGGATCATTGACCATAACCCGGCACCAACAGGCAGGAAATAAATGGGCATTCTCTCCGCCATAGAAAAAAGAAACTCCGCTACCAGCGCTTTGTCAGATTCTTGGTATTTGCCAGGCGGTTTCTTTTATGGCGGTTCTGCTGCCGGTGCCTCAACCAAAGCCGGTGTCCAAGTCTCTGAATTTTCCGCCATGCAGCTTGCCATTGTCTGGGCGTGCATTAAAATGCTTTCCGAAGATTCAGCATCTCTCCCCCTTCATTTGTACCGTAGGCGCAAGGGAGGCGGCAAAGACAAAGCCTGGGCCGATGATCGCTACAATCTTCTGCACAGTCAACCAAACCCCGAAATGACGGCTATGAGTTTCCGTGAATCCTATACATCGCATCTGTTATCATGGGGGAATGGTTATGCTGAGATTGAGCGAACAGGGGGCAGAATCAATAAGCCGGTGGCAATATGGCCAATAACCCCGAATCGGGTTACAGTCAAACGAAATGAGCGTAAGGAGTTGAAATGGCATGTTACCCTTGACGCTGGCCAGCCTCCGGTTATTCTTTCACGTCCCCAAATGCTGCATACTCCTGGACTTAGTTTTAACGGATTGATCGGCTATTCACCGATTGCACACATGCGCGAGGCCGTGGGCCTTGGTTTCGCACTGGAAGAATTCAGCAATTTGTATTTTGGGAACGGCACACATCCTGGCGTTGTTGTAACACATCCAAATAAGCTGGATGACATATCATACAACCGGCTTAATTCGTCTTTATCAGAGGCTCACAGCGGATTAGGTAAAACGCATCGGCTTCTTTTACTCGAAGAGGCCATGAAGATTGAAAAAATCGGCATTCCAAACAACGAAGCACAGTTCCTTGAGTCGAAAAAATACACCAATGTCGAGATAGGCACACGGATATTCCGATTTCCCCCACAGATGTATGGCGAGTTTGAGAAAGCCGCTGCTTATGCATCAACTGAACAACTATCCCTTGATTATGTGACAAAAACGCTTCGGGCATGGCTTGTGAGACTCGAACAGTCCTACAATATGGCGCTTTTAGACCCTTCAGAACGGGGTGTGTACTTTTTTGAACACAATATTGAGGGCTTGCTCAGAGGCGATATCAAAACTCGGTACGAAGCGCATCAGATAGCACGGCGAAACGGGATCATAAACGCCGACGAATGGCGCGAAATTGAGAATATGAACCCGATATCGGGCGGGATTGGCAAAACTTACGTTGTTGAGGCCAATATGATTAAGGTTGAAGATTTGGGGAAAGAGTTACAGAAAAATGAGCCGGTCAAGCCGGACGAGGTGCCAGATGAAACCAGCGATTGAGCGACGTAATTTTAATATGACGGAAATTCGGGCCATAACCGATGAAGCCGGGCTGCGTAAGGTCGTCGGTTATGCAAGTGTGTTTAATGTGCTGACTGATATGGGCTGGTATTACGAAAAAGTCGCACCGGGTGCGTTTACCGAATCAATAAATCAGGACGATATCCGTTCACTGAAAAACCACAACGCTGATTACGTGATCGCACGAAAAAGCAAAAAACACAACACGCTTGCGCTTTCAGAGGACTCAAAAGGGCTTTTTTACGAAGCAACACCCCCCGACACACAATGGATGCGTGACTTAATGGTGAGCATTGACCGGGGTGATATTGATCAATCGTCATTTGGGTTTCAAACCCTTGATGATGAGTGGAGTATGGTTGACGGTAAGGACTGTCGGACGCTTAAGCGCTGCAAACTGTGGGATGTGTCTCCTGTGGCATATCCTCAATATCCAGATGCAACGGTAGGACTACGATCACTTGAACAGCACCGGAAGGCAATTCCGAAAGAAAATAACAATTTGGGGCTTAATGTCCTTCTTGAAGAAGAGGACGCGACTTATAAAACCATGATTGGCCTTTAAGGAGGGCAAGAGCAATGACAAAATTTCAAAAACGTATGGACGAAGCCTTCAAAAAAATGGAGGCCGTCAGAAAAACGGCGGAAGCCGAAAACCGCAGCTTGACTCAAGAAGAAATGGATCAAAGGGCCGCTTTCAAGTCTGAAATCGAGCTGGCCAAAAAAGAGGAAGCCGATTTTAAGGCCGAAGAGGAACTCAGGTCCGAGCTTTACGGCAATTCCGGAGGCGCGCAAACGCTTCAGGGCGATGCTCCAATTACCAGTCAACCGGATCAGCCGATTTATCGGGGGTCATCCGCTACGGCCCTGGGTCAACAGCTCATTGACATTCGCACGATTTCAGATCCGTCCATGCCGGATGGCGGCGAAGTCCGGGCCGCGAAATCACGGCTTGAACAATCGCAAAAACGGTATGAATCCCGAATGGTTCCAGGTGCGACAATGCCCTTTGCAGCCGTGCCCAACATGCGGTTACCGATGATCCTTGTTCTGCCCGCTTCACCGGCCCCAAAAGTGATGTAAGATGTCGCAAAAGTTCCGAAAAAATCACAGTCAATAACTTCAAGAAACGGACTTGCAGTTGCAAGGAGCGCGCTTGTCATCGTTCCCAATGTTCCGTCAAAAGCATTGCCGATAAACTTGACGCCACCAGCAGCGCTTGTCAGTGTAATAATAGGTGAGGCGTGAGCCAGCGCTTTCCAGTGAATATTAAAAAACCGGGTTCCATATGCTTCCCCAACTGGCAAATGACGCCCTGAAATACCCGGCTTGTCATTGCCGTCATAACTCCCGATCCCGATCACGTCACATTTTGTCGGAAACTTGACAAGGTTTTCCGTCAAAGTATCACCCATGACAAAAATCCG